CTGTCATGTGGTTTTTCCCTGAGATTTTGAAGGTTTTCATTTTTTTCGCCCCCAAGTCTCATGCCATGTTTTGGAGTTGTGGCAGGAAATACACAACGGTTGCAGGTTTGTCTTGTGGTTTGTGCCACCTTGTTTCAAAGGTTGGATATGATCCACACAGGTGGCTGGCCCTTGGCATCCACGACATAAGGGTTCTTCCCTGAGGATGGCTAACCTGATCTTTTCCCATGCTCGGCCATAGCCTCTGCGGTGTGGTGATGGCCTATCTGTTCGCCTTCCCTGTGCTGGTCTTGGATTATGTTTCTTGTGGTCGTGATCACTTGGCATCATGCACCTGCTATGGTTAGGTGGCATTCTGCAGGTCTACCATCACCTTTGGCATAGGTGACTACCAATCGGGTGAGGTGTTGGCAGTTATCTTCTTGAATGATTCCTATATGCTGCAATAGATCCAGTACAGGTTTCCAGCAGTTATCTAGATCGCGATCCTTGCGCCAGCCTGACCCACCAATGATGGTCATGGTGATTGCATAGGGTGGGTTTATGGTTTTGCCCTTCTTGGTGAGCATTGCCATCAGTTCAGCAGCTTTGTGCCAGTCTGTATATTTCTTGGACCTATAGACTTGACCCCTGCGGGATGCCCGAAAGATGTGGTTTGCGCTCGGTGGTATAGGAAGCTCTAGCCTCATGCCCCCATTTTTGCCGATAATCCTTTAGATACAAAATCTTAAGGACTGGATTTAGCCCTTGCCAGCTTAGCCTTGGCAGTCTTTAGCTGAAACTTTAGCAGTCTTCTTTCATGCCTTAGTTGTGCAATCATAGTTTTTTGTTTGCCTAGGATAATCATCATCTGGGTGGTGGTTCTGGCTTCAGATCCACAGTAACTGCATACACCATAACGCAACATCCTAATCCTTAAACATCTTCTGCAAATGCCTGATGTGATAACTATTCTCCTACCATTTTAAAGTTTCGGGTGGGGTTAAATACTCTTGATCTATGGTGATCCGGTGCAGCCCTTCATGCCACCAGTGTTGTTTAAGTCTGTCCACAACTTCACCATGGATGGATCCAATAATCTCAACAGATATAGTTTCTGGTTTGCTTGGATGTTCAGACTGGACCACACATAACACATACCTGACCTTAGTATCTAATTTGTGTGGGGTGATAATTAGCCAGGGGATTGGGTCTGTTATTAGATCACGGGTCTTAACATCAAGTCCTGGCATATCGGTGCCACCATCGGTCAGTGATTGCGATTCATGAAGGTATGCTTGTTGCTGCCAAAACTCTGAAAGATCACCGTATAGCCATTCCCACAAAGCTGCCTCACCACATAGACCACAGAACTGGTTATAGGTTCTGGCTTGCTCTTCACTGATACCAAACTTAGTCATTCTCTGAATATGAATCGGCCAGTTATTTTTCTTGAACCAGAGTGATTTTGCTTCACCAATTTGCCAAAGTAAATTTGTTGTGTGTGGACCAAAATCAATTCGCATGGATTCCTTTTCCGGTTGCGGGATCCATCCCTAATCAGATTTTAGCCGTAAGTTCTAACCGATGCATCCACTATCATTCTTGGTGGTGGTTCCTCTACTGGATTCTGTTTAAATCTTTTGGCTATCCGGTCTAGGATATCATCCAAAGGTTTGTTCCCATTGGGTGCTAAGTCATTCAGGGTTTTAGCTAAGTTGCGTTCGGATTCTTCACATGCTGCCATCTGGCGCATCCAGTCTGGATTCCTTAGTTCATAAATTTCCAAGGTCATGATACTTTTCTTGCCTTCACCTGATGCAGTGCTTTTAAATGGTAAAGAGTTAATACAAATGCAGCTTACCCAGCATTTGCTTTTAGATGACCAGATCCCATTTTTTACATGGGCTAAGAATGGCACCAGAACTAGACCAGTGCCCCTGCACATCGAGCAATCTAAAACTTCATTCTTAGCAGTTCTGCGGTAGTTCTCTCTGCGGATTCGCAAAGCCTTTTCTAATTCATGGATCGTTTCTTCCCTTTTGAATATTTTCACCCCAGTCAAATCTTTGGAAGCTGCAAGCAGTTCCTCAGGCCCATATCCCTCACTTGCAAAGTAGGTTGACCAGGCTAAAAGCATTTTGAGTTCTCGTTCCTGATCCCAGCCGTAGAAGGTACTGTGAAACTGGATCCAATCAGGCCAATCGAAATAAGGTTGGTTTGCATCGATAGTGATATTCATGGTTGAATCCTTTGTGGTAACTGAAATCCCCTGGGCATGGCTGACATGGCTTCTTGAAGACTGGGTTTGGGTTTGCCATTGGTTTGGAAGCTTCTTGGTTGCGCTGGCCTATCTGTTTGGGTTGCCATCCATCTGGACAGGAATGATGGCATTCCCTTTGCCGTTTTTCGCTTAGATGTATTGGTCTCTGCCCAAAGCTTGGCCTTTTTAATCCAATCCAAAATAGGGGCATCTGGATAGGCTTCTTGGATCTGATTAAAAAGCTTTTGAGTTAGTGACCATGTCTTGGGATTTCCTACACATGGAAAGATCATTTCAGGTTGGTAAAGTTCTGGGCTGGTTGGCTCAGAGATGGGAACCAGCTCAGAGCAGGTGTCTGCCTCTCCTCTTCTCTCTCTCTCCTCTGTCTCTTCCTCTTCTCTTCTCTCCTCTACTCTAGGCACTGTTTTGCACACATCTGCTTGCAGGTTGCTAGCATCTGCTTGCATAGTGCTAGCATCCACTTCTATAATTTGAAATAAACCTTTATCCAGTAATGACTTAATACCTTTTAGGCATTCAGCATCAGTAACCCTCAACACCACTGCAATATCTTCAATACTGTAAGGTATGTGTCCATCTGTATAGGTACTAGCTAAAATCCACAACATGGGGCAAAGTGATCTCCCAAACACATCTAGCCTTAGAAATGCAGGGTCCATCAGGCACCCTCTGTGGAGTTTTATCCAGGGAGGATTCCTGTTCTTGTAGTGTTGAAAGTTGGACCAGTTTTTAGGTACTAGGAATTGCATTTTTCTCTCTTTAGTTATGGGTGGGGTAATTCCCCCACCCTGTTATAAAAACCCCATTGTAAAGTTTAACCAGCCGTGTCTCACTCCCGGGTAGGATGAGATGGCCCAGTGCAATGGGATTGCGCCTTTAGACTGTTAGCAATTGATAAATAAGCTGCTGCATCTTCTAGGCTGTCCTGATGATGCCCTTTAGAAAGTCGCGCAATTTTTAGCTGACACATCATGATTGCCACATCGTAGGGGGTTACTTCTGATCCAAGATACTCAGACCAATAAAGAGCAATCTTGGTAAAGCTGACTACTGGTGGGTCATACTCAGCAGCTCGTTCCCTGATCAGGTCATAGCAGCGTTCAAAGAATGCTGAAATGTTTTCATGTTCATCTGGTGGCAAATGTGGGATGGGTTCGTAGGTCATGAATTAACCCTCTTGGTTGCTTGTTTTCTTTCTCTTGCTGAATCTAAATGACATGATTTGCAAACAGCTTTAATTGTTGCAGTGGCGTGAATTTCTTCCATGCGTTTAAACATTTTAAAGTGTTCAGGAAAACTAAATTTCTCGGATTTACAAAAGTCAAAGTTGTTTTTAACTTCTTCTAATTGTTCATCCGAAAAAGCATCCAAAACGCTTTTGGCTATTTCTTTGAAAGTTGGTTCTACATGGTCAACTTCTGTGGACTTAGCTATTTTGCAAATCTCACAGATTGGATTTTTCTTTCGATATTCCAAAAGAAATGGATGTGATGCATAGCGTAAAGCCTCAACTAAAACTGAGGTTGAATCTTTTTTATAGATGCACTTTTTCCAAGATACATCTTTCCATCCTTCTTTCTCTGTCCAGCCTTTAAAAATATAACTTTTAGGCATGAACTCTTTTTTAAACTTCAACGGTTTTATTTGCTGAGTTGACCAATAATAATGGTGCTGGCCTATCAAATCTGAAATCAACTGATTTTCAAATTCAATACCATACTTAACATTCCCAATGATTTCTCTGATGGCTTTGGTAAGTTCGGTCTTTGTCATTCCTTGGAAAAAGATCATTGGGAATCACTCCCATCAAAATCAAACCATTCTCCAGCTAGCAAATATTTTTTACAGGCAAGTATAAAGTCAGTTTCGTATTTTTCAGCATATAGCTTATTCCTTGCTTTAAATGATTTAATAAATTTAAAACTAGCAAAAGGAATACTATTTTTATGAGAGCTAAACCTTTGAATAATGTTTTGTGAAATTCCAACTTTATAAAGTGTTTTTCCTAATATATTTACTTCCAACAAATATACATAACATTTTTTACAACTTTCAGATTCATCTTCTGGTGGTGGTTGCCAATTATTATTTTCAACACATTGAATCCAAGTATTTTCTAAAGTTCCTTGCCACTCATAAAAAGGTTTTAAAAAGCCTTCTTTTTCCATAAGCAAGGCATGACTGCTTTTGTCACTCATACAACCATTCTCCTTCACCTAACAAACTTTGTTTCATTCAGTCGTGTGTGTTTTTAATATCAGGCTGGCTAGTTCTGACAACAAGTCAGGTGTGTTACTAAGCCAATATCTCATATGGCATAACCAGCCTGATAAGCTCATGAATACGATTGCTGTCAGTGGGTGGGTGCTGACAGCCCCATCAAGGTTGTCTCAGGGGCAATGATAACCCTGCCACCCCTAATGGGTGGTCGTTAGAAAGGCAATTCATCTTCTGATGCTGCTGGCTTAATGCTATCTGCACTCAAGGCCATCAAAACAATGTTCTTATATTCCCCATTGGTATCTTTCCTAAAGCTTAGAGTCTTGCCCCTCATATCTAAACCTGCCTTATCCATCTCGGCAAGGTAGGGTCGGTCAAACATTGGACCCCATTGAGGAACATCAAAACCTAGCTTCTGAAGATTAATCAGGCAGCGTTTAAAGTTGGCATCAGACTTTAACCAGTAGCTGATTTGCACAGACTTGCCATCCACTACCAGGTTGATTTCAAAAATCTTCTGCTTGCCAGTGGCAGTGACTGGGGAATTAACTTCCTTGATCCATGCGTTTTCAATTCGTCCAAGGTAAGTGCCATCTTCTAAATCAGTAGCCTTGGTAGACCTAAAATTAGAATTTAAATCAACTTGCTTTTCATAGTCGGGTTCGCCAGATACAGTCATAACTATTTTATCCTTAAGTGTTCGCCTCTGGGCAGAAGTGTAACTCCATCAAGAGAGGTGCCCATTTTTAAAGCCTCCCTAATGGTTTCCATATTGGGTTTAATCTCGACCTTCTGAAATTCTGCTGGCAGAAGCTCAGGTAGGATGTTGACCTCTATTGGCTGATTGCCACCATTAGCGCATATAGACAGATTAAAGTTGTTGGTCTTAAGCTTGTTGATCTTCTGCAAGCCAAAGAAGAACATTAACCTGCCCTTCATTGCCTTGACTGTATTCCCATCCTGATCAGCCAGCTTCCTAATCCGGTCAGACTCTTCTTTCCTTGCAGCTTGGGTTAGTTCAAGCTCTCTGATGATCCTGCAGTAAGCTTCAACCTTATCTTCAATCTTGCCTTCAAGCTCTTGAAGCAATTCATCCAGGACAGAATCAAGTTCACCTTCAACGGCTGAATCCTTTTCAATCCAGAATTCCAAAATCCTTGCGCCAGAAGCTAGGTCTAGGATGCTCATTATTTAGCCCCCCCCATCTTCTTGGCTATCAGCTTTTCAGCATCAATCCGTTGAGCTTCTACCAACTGATCCACAGAGGAAACTTTGTAGTATTTCAGCATCGCTTGCATGGTGCCAGGGAAAGCATGTTCAACTGCTAGGCATGCCTCTTGGAAAGTTTCCATGGGCTTATGCTCATCAACTACCCCTGGTGCTGCCAGAGCTGCGACAACAGGTCTGATAGGTTGGGATTGAATTTGGGATTCCACCTCTGTTTCATCCAACCAACCCAAACCGCAGATAGATAAAGTGACCCTGCGCTTAGCTTTAGTTTCAGCACACATAAGTTTGTTAGACCTAGCTTCACCCATCAAACCCTTCAAACTGACCACCCCACAGGATTCATCGGTTCGACCTGTCATGTCTTCAGCCCTAGCTGTTACTGTGTAGATATCCTCAACCAGTTCCCTAGATAGGATCTGGATGCTAACCCCATGAAGCTTCCTAAGCTGATCACTGCATGCCCTAGTTGCGTACAACTTTAATTTTCCGCCCAGTGGGATAAACTCAAAAGGCTGGGTGTGTGGGTTCAGGCCCAAGCTTTCACAGACCCTAAGGTAGTAGGCACTGCGTTGGTCTTCACTCAGGGTGCTAAGATCGCCCTGGATAAGGACTGCATCCGTTTTGATAGCTGCTATTTCAGCAGGTTTACCAGTATTATTTTTTGTCTTCAAAGCTGTTGTCATTAAACATTTCCTGTCTAAAAATCCTAAAGTTTCTCGGCCCATCAAAACCTAATTGATAGGATCCATCCACTGCTCGCTTAAGGGTGACTACCAGAATCTTGTTTGGATCGGCTTCATCCCAAATTAACACTGACTCATTCAACTTTCGCTCAAGTACCAGCATCCTTGCTACTCCTTATCTTTGGGTTCATCGTCATGTAAAACCGCCATGTACTCAGCCAAAACTTCTAGGTGTCGTTTCACTCTCCCTTCTATGTGCTTTTGTTGTCGTTTGGTATTCTCAGGGTGTAACTGGCTAGAGAAGTCCAAGACCTTGGACATCTGATCCAGCAAAAGGTTTGCCATTTGTCGTGTCATCCGTGCCATGTGTGTCACTCCTATAAACTTATTCTATCTTAATAGTTTACAGTTGTCTGTCTGACACCTGCCTGACATCTGCCGTCAGAAGTCTGACAAAGCTATCTGTTGATTTTGTAACCACCCTTGGCTCGGATGATTATCATGCGTTCGACCATGTTGGACAGGCATGCTCTGAAGGAAGAACTGTTTTCTAGCTCTAGAAGATTGGCTATCTCTTGCGCTGATATGATTTCTTTTTTAACGAACTTAAGGATCAGCAATTCAAGCTCGGTAAAGAACCGCCAGTGCTTGGGTCGTTTATTTTTCTTTTTGGAATGTAGGGCATCCTGCCCTGATGGTTCATCCTGAACTAGTTTAAAATGTTTCGCATCGTCTTGGTTATTATTCATGGTTAGAATCCTTTCTAAATAGTGTTGTCTAAAGTGTTAGTTTTGAAGCTCATGATTGAGGCCACCAATAAAGTCACCATTGGGAATCGGTGTCCCTGCATAGTGACTGGTCATCCGCTGATCAGTATGACCCAGCAATATTCGTGCAGCCTCTAGACCATGCAATGTCTGCATGTGTCTTGCTCGTCCAGACCGAATACCTCTGATAGTCCATTCAGGTGGGTGCTTTAGAATTCCATTCTTAATTAATTGTAGTGTACATTTTTTCACTACTCGCTGGTAGGTTAGCCTTGTTAAAAATCCCTCAATATTTTTTTTACTGGGAAATAGGAATCCTTTGGGGCATGGTTCAATCTGCTGAACAATCCTAATGGCATCAGATCCTAGATATAATTGCCGATCCTGACCCCTCCAAGCACCCTTATGGTCAGGTAAAGTCCATATCCATAGGTCAGGCTTAACTTTGGAAAAGTTGTTGGAATTGATCTGCACTATCTCGCATGGCCTAGCAGCTGTGAGCCAGTGCAGCTGGATTAGGTTGGATAAATATGTAGGTAAGTGTGGCAGGAGTTCTGCAATTTGTACCCAAGTAACAGACTTAGTCCTGACAGGTGCGCGACCCTGCCTAGGGTTTGGCATCCACATGGATTTGCATGCTAAGTAGGTTGCTTGGCTAACCTTGCCCTGCTCCCAGCAGAAACCCACCCAACGGATAATCCGGTGCAGGTATTCCCTAATAGTCTTGCGGGCCAGCCCCTGAGCAATCATGTGATCCCTAAATTTTCTTAGGTGGGATACAGCTAATTTCTTGGGATCAGGTAAACTGACACACTCCATGAACTTAGCCTGGGCACAGCGATGTGTGGTTAGTTCGGTGGAGTTTTGTAGATAGGTCTGGAGGTAGTCCAGAAAATTACGAAACGAAATGGTGATCAAACTTTTCATAGGGTTCCATCCTAATAAGGGCAATTAAAAACCTTATCTAGAACAGAACCGCTATGTGAGTCGGGGAGACAGGATTCGAACCTGCGACTTCTTGGTCCCAAACCAAGCGACTTTGTACTAGATAATTAGAAGTCTAGTAGATCATCATCATCGATGTCAAGGGTAATTCGTCTAGGTGCCCAATTATTTGATAGCACACCTTTTCTTTTCTTCATGCTTCCATCTGATTTAAAATAGCAATCAGGTGTTACCACCGCATCATCTGGGTGATGAATTTCCCTAAGATCCTCTAGCCTCTGCGCCATCACTGCCATCTTTTCTTCTGACCCTGGTAGAAACTGAGTTGGGGAATCTGGTAACCCAACAGGTTCTAGAAATGCGTTGGTATTTCTTTCTACCCTGTGTCTGGTGTCAATCTTTAATGGGTCAGATTCTGGCCTCTGATAACAGGCTAGGCAGAGGTTTCTAGATTTGTGTGGTTTCGTTTGGCCGCATAATAAACATTCAATCAGCCGGACTGTAGGCATAGGGGATCCTAGTGCGGATCCATCCTAAGGTCGTGTTTCAATTTTCCGATAATACCTGACACAGTCCATCCTAACATCTCTGTTATGAGAGCGCCAGTTTAGCAGGTGGCCATGAACAAAGTGACAGCGACCACTTCCCATGCAGAGGGTAATTAGATTTTCAAAGTCTAGTTCTAGGGATTTGCCTGCAGCGGTATGGTATGGAGTGACATGATGCACCTCTAATTTTTCGGTGCTACCACATGCAGCGCAAAATGGATTCAACTTTAGAAACTGCGTTCGGACCCCAGGCCATTTAGATGACCTAGGGATTCCAAAACATAACCGATCTGGCTGCCTAGAATGCAGCATTGATCAGAAATTTGATCAGGACTTTCAACACTATACCCCATGGGATAACTGCAAACTTGATGGGTGAACCTTCAGGTGGGGTTTGATACTCACCTTTGATCATTTCTAGGAGGGTGATAACCTCAGCATCTGATACTGGGTAGGTGTGGTTTACTTCTGTGACAGGTTGATTTAAAGGCACTTGAGTGGCAGCATAGCCTGCTAAATTCCAAGCTGCGTTGAGTGCTGTTTGCAAGGGAATGGGTTTGCCCCTTAGTCTGTCAATTAATATTCCAACACCCTCTATGGGTAAGTCCTGGGGAAATGGTAATAGCATTAGTTCTTTTTCTCCTGTGCTTCTAGGTGGTCTGAAATTTTTTGTGTTAGATGGATGATCTGGCTGCTTTGGTCGTGCTGGGTATCTACGATCCTACTAATACCAGCTTCTAATCGGTCTAAGAATATGAGGTGCCTTTGATGGATCGGCATTAGGATGTTATTTCCTAACCATCTAGCACTATTATGGATGCCATAACCAATGGCTATAAGGGCCACCACTGGTAGCCCTAATCGGTCAATGATAGTTAGCCAGTCAAAGCTATACACAGCATCCCCCCCTTTTAAATCTGCCTTTAATTCTAAATCGGTCACGGGTGATTCTTGGTGCGGGTGAGGTGTAAACTGCTGCACCTGATACACATGATTGGCTGAATCGTTTGCATTCTTCACAGGAAGAATCCACTGGTGCTACTGCCAAGATTGCTGCTACGATAAAATACATACTTACTCCTGTTAAATTAACCAATCAAGTTTCTGTACTGGGAAACCCTCAAAATTTGACAGGGAAAACACTTCCCCATCCTTACAAATCCAATCCATGTCCTTAGCCTGAATCCAAAATCCACCTTCTGGTTCATGGTAATTACCAGGGGATTTCCCATGGCACACACCCCAGCTATTTTGAATCCAGAAAATATCGTTAAGTTCGGGATGATCGACCCAAGCTAAGACACACATCTGATGACCCCACTGGGTCACCCTTCTATTTAGAATTACTGCAGGTGTGCCTTTAATCGGTGGATTCATTTCCCCACCCCAGTTGCTGGCACAGGTTAAGGGGTAGCCATTGATCAATGCAGCCTTGGCTTCCTGCCAAGTTTTAATTCGTGCGGATGTTTGCAGGGTGTATTTTTTAGATTGAAGTAGGAATGCAGGTTTGATCGCTGCGCCATCTGACCACTGCATTTCCGCAGCTTCTCCCCATGTCCATGCACCATCCACTAGTTTAGGTTTGGGCACTGATGGATCATCGGATGGAAGGGTGCCAAATTTCATCAAGGCTTCTATGGCTGCACTGCCGAAACTGCCCTCACCTCTACCACTCATCCCAGCAAGTTCGCGCGATTTTCCATACGGTAAAAGCCAAAAAGGACAGACAGGATTTTCAAGCTGACCTAGTTGGTTAACCTCTATCGATTCAAGGCACCATAAAGCCATTCCTAGGCCATTACCTACGCAGCTGCCAGTTTGCTGGTAGAAGGGTTTATGATCATGAATAAAGCGATAGAGAAGGGCTGAGGTGGGTTCTTTGTATTTGCCCCTGATCTTAAAGGGTTCCCATCGAGATTGAATTTGGGAATCCAGTTCTTTCTGTTCTGATGTGCGTTCACTGGGTGGAATCCATCCTAGATTGGTTGGTCCGGTCATTTAGTTATTCGTTCCAGTGCCTTAGATATTTCCAGAAATTTCCCAGATATCATCTTTTTTATTTTTTCATCCAGTTTTGCATCTGGATCAGTCGGGAAATTTACTAACTCTGATTGTATCCTCACTCTTATTTCCCGCAAATCTGAAGGGCTAAGCACCCTTGCCACAGCTTCTTTGCAAATGGCTAACAGTTCACCCGCTGTGGTAACTTCCTCACCCTTAACAGTTGTTGCAAAGCTGGCATAAAGCCCAGCAAGTTTGGTAACCTTACCCTGCTTATCATCCTCACCCAATGACACATAAAGTGACTTCAGTTCTCGGGTAAGTTTAGAGGTAGTTTCATCCGGTGCTGGTGTTGGTTCAGGTGGATTACCAATCAAGACTGTGGTCAGGGCTGGCTTTGATGCTACATCCCCTTTGGCTGCATAAGCCAAGACTCGATACTTACCAGGAGCATTTGCAGATACCACTGCGGTGGTGGTATCCCTGAGCAGCTCCACTGGAAAAAGGTTTAGCCCTGCATCCAGTACCACCCATTGAACACTCTTGCAATCGGTGACACTGGGGATGGAAATGAATTGCCCTGGTTGCCCATGGATTTCTTGTGGCAGGGTAACCTGCTGACCTAGGGCTAAGAATAGAATGGGTATTAGGTTCATTATTTATACCTGTGCATCAAAGTGTTGTTTTAGTAATTTCTTAAGCTGTTTAATTTTCACATCCACTTCACTGCCTTCTGGAAAGAAGTCGTTGTCATTAATCGTTTTCTTTTTATTGCGATTGATGAAGGTGACAGTGAAGCCAGCTACTGGGCTTTGATCGTTTACGGCTGTTTCCGTGATAAGTATTTCCATGATCGTTCCTAGGTTTTAATGATGTAATTTAAGACAACGCAAGGGGGAATAGTATCATGTCGGCTTCCGCTACCCGCTGCCACATTGGTGATTGATGGGGTAAAGGTGTGACTATGATCAATGTTCGTGGATGCAGTAGTCGCTGTGCTGGCATCTGCACCGATCTTGAAAACTTGCGGTGCTGTATTAGGAACACTATTTGCGCCAGCAGCGTTGTAAACCCAAAACAAACTCCCACCACTTGGGGCATGTGTATGGCTACCACCAGCGGTAGATGTGCTACCACCTGAGACTGTGTTAGCATGTGTATGACTCGCTAGTTCTGCGGTAGTTAAAAGATGCGTTTCTTCCCCTAGCCACTGGCCCCTAGTCCGTGCTGTTTGTGCGGTTCCAGATGGTGCGCCTGTGCCTGATGAGTTTAAGCCAACGCCACTTCCGGCACCCATCGGGAGCCTGCCCCTCAGGTCGGGCAGGGTAAAATTTAGCCCTGCACCACCAGTGTAGGCAGATCCACCATAGGTGTTGCTGATGACTGCGTGTAGTGCTAGGTAGGTTGAACTGCTTACACTACTGCCATCACACAAAAGATACCCAGTAGGTGCGCTGGCCCCTGCATAGGGCATAAGTGCGCCAGTTGGCATGGATGATGATGCTGCTGGGGTAGTGCTTTGCCAGGTTGTTCCATTTGATGTTAGTAGGTTGCCACTGCTACCAGGAGCAACAAAGCTTGGGGTGCTGGTGCCGTTACCAAGGATCACATTATTTGCCGTGAGTGTGGTTAATCCTGTGCCACCTGATGCCACAGCAAGTGTTCCTGTGTGGTCGGATCGATTAAGTGAACCCACCAAAACATTAGCACTACCCGCTGCATTACCTAAAAAGATTTTACCATCGGCTGCATTGATACCAAGTTCCCCACTAGCCAGAGTAGGGGTATTGGTTGCTGTGTAGGATCTCTTGGGCTTGATGATGTTTGCCATGGGCAGTCCTTAGAAGGTTGACCCATCAATGGTAGATGAACTAGAAAGATAGTCAGTGCCTGCACTTGCTGCGGTCAAACTGCTTCCAGACTTCTTGAAGATGGCCCCTTCTGCTGCTGCCGATAGATCCCCACCTGTGCCACCTTTAGACAGGGCAATTGCTGTAGCACTCCATGTGCCTGTGGTGATCGTTCCTAGGGTAGTAATAGAGGACTGACCCACATAAGAACTGTGAATGGCTAGCTGATTACTGCCATTAGTGGTGATGCTCGATCCATCCACATTCACATTGAGGGTGGTTCCTGAGAATGATAGATCTGTTCCAGCAGTGATAGCACCCGAACTGCTGAACATGGTGAATGATAAAGAAGTTGTTCCCAAGGTTATTGTGTTTGCAGTAGTTAAAACATAACCCCTGCCACCATTGGTTGTGCCCTCTTCCACAAAGGTGAATGCACCTGAGTTAAATTCACCACTGGTGTCTGCATCGGTTGAGCGTGTCCAAGCTCCAACAGCAACATCGTAGATGCCATTCTGCGCTCCTGCTGTTTGGTTCTTTACCAGGACTCGATCACCCGCAGATGCTACCACACCATCAATGGTTTGTGTGCCTGACAATGTGATGTTTGCAGTGGTCGCTACCCTGACAGATGATTTGACATCTAGACCAGATCGCGCTGCATCCACATAGGCTTTGGTAGCTGCATCCTGTGCGCTAGTGGGATCTGCAAGGTTAGTTATTTTATTAGAGTTAAGACTTATGTTAGATGTCGGCACTGCAAATTCATCGAGCCTTTTTCCCAGAACATAAGTGCTGATGCCAGTTCCTGAGACTGTGCCAGTTAGAGTGACTGACCCTGTGAAAGTGTTAGTCCCTGAAAAAGTTTGTGTGCCTGTGAGTGAACCAGTTACACCAGGGCCAAAGGCAGCTACTACTGAGGTTGCCACACCACCACCTGCATCCCCATAACCATAGTAGCCAATCCAAGCAGTGGATCCACCCACTTCATTAATTGCAATTTCCCCATTGTAAAGGGATGCAGGGGAACCTGCTGCACCTGTTGTTCTTCTTTTTAATCTGATCGTGTTAGCCATGATTGCAGTTCCTTAAAAGTTTCCACCATCGAGATAATCTGAATTTACAAAGCTGTCAAAACTCTGGTTATATTTAATAAGCTGGCCATCAGCTAGGTTCACCAAGAGTACATCATTTAGGTCTCTAAATTCGGTGTAGTTATTCCCACCTGCGCCAGCATCCCCTTGATCGCCTTTTAATCCTCTTGGCCCATGCAAGTAGATCTCTAGGGTAGGTCGTTTATCCTCTACCACCACAATGGGGGATGGGTCTAAAGTGATGCGGTTGGGTGCAGCTTCTATTAAGAGTGAGGGCTGATTGATAACCTCAAGCTGGTCAGGATTCTGAATAAGAATTTGATCACTCATCGGGTAACCTCACCATTAACAGTGACCTGACCTTGAATCAGTCGGGTGACAGTTGATCCGTTCACTATCTCTAGATCGTAAACATAAACTGCGCCTGGTTCATAATCAGCAGTAGTGGCTGCAGAAAGTGTTAAGGTAATTTCCCCAGTTGCGCCACCTAAGGTGATGCCATTGCCGTTGGTTAAATTCCAGATAACTACATTTGATTCTAAGGATGCGCGAGCTTTGGATCTGGCAGTGTAGTTAGTGAGGTTAACAGGGACACCTTCCGAGTCCTTATAAATAAGGGTTTGGGAAAAAGTGGCCCCTTGATCCAGTGTGAAATTAACTTCACTTGCCATTTTTAGATTTCCTCTGCTGCATCAGTTTGGCCTGAATCTGTCGGATAGTAACTCTGATCAAACTGGGTTCTATATCACAGGGTTTTTCGATGATTTCAATGATTAGGAATCCACCTGAAACCACCCAAAGTCCAGTAATTCCTTGGTAATGCCAGTGATTATCCTTCCCTAAGCTTACACCAGCTCTGATGGCATCTCCAAACAGTAGAGATTGAGTCCATGAAGGGTGCAGTTCAAAGTGAATAACCATGGTGTTCCCCTTAAAGTGCTATGTACATCCAACCATGCAGGTTGGTGGTGGGGTTGCCATTGCCATCGATGTCTGCGGGTCTGACAATGGTGATGTAGAATGGTACACCTGCAGTCACAGCAAAAGATCCTGTCAGGTTGTCTGAGGATGGCATTCCATAACTAGTCACATGGGTTCCATTGACATTCGATTCAAGGGTGTGGTTCGTGAAGGTAAAATTATAATTTAGAGTACCACTTACCTGAGGGGTTATCTCCCAGTTCACATAATCGGATCCATACTGACTCGAGCTGGTGGAATCTAGGATGGCTTCATCACCAAGTTTACCAGCACCTGTGAAACTGTTAGAAAAAGTACCATAAGAAGTATTCAGCCCAGCACCCAAGAAAATGTCTGGTGTCGGTGTAGGGGTAGGTGTTGGGGTAGGTGTAGGAGTAGGAGTTGGTGTAGG